CGCCATAATCTGATGGGTAGCATTTCTCCACACCAACTCTACCTGAGCAACAGCAATAACATAAGTGTGGAACGCCTGGCGGCGGGGAGCGAAAGCGGCAATGTGTGTGTGTGTGGTCAACGAAACAACGTGGACCGGAGTAGCAAGGGACTAGCCATCCTGGGGGCGTCGTGAACGGCTACAATAGCGACAACAAAGCAAAGGAGGGGATCGTTCCTCTTGTTGCCCACACACTTTTCTTACGAGGCATACTTGCCTAGTTCAAGCCTCTATTTCACGCAGAGGATGCGTCTTAGGCCCACTCACATCTCATCGAAGGACCCGACAAGCCACCGTCGTGTGAACTCAGGATCAGGAGGGCCATCCGGGTTATCATTCGAGGGCACGTTTGTTGGTTTTCTGAACCCATCAGCACGAGAATCCAGAGTTCCAGCCGGGAGCACAACACGTCGGTAACTGACAAGGGGGCGACCACGAATGAGACGCCTTTCCCCTCCATCAGCAACCCACCATCCAACCTGGTGCACCCAGTTCAGCAGACGATTTGCATTGTCGCCGAGCTGGGCAGGCGGCAAGTGGTGCTGGGCCGCAAGTTGGTGATAGCCATTGACTGCGTCCCATGTTGCTTGATCATTAGGGCCTGCAATGATGGCCTGAACGGCTGCTTCAAAGCCGCCCAAGTCACATGCAAGGAGAGCCACCATCTTGACTAGCGTTGCATTGAGCCCGATACGGGCGTCCGTGGGCAACACAGGCCAATCGAAGAGGGATCTTGGAGGTGAGTGTGCAGGGACCACACCAAGGCGCACTCGCGAGATCTCCGCTATGAGAGGGACTGTAGGCACCCAGCGCATCCACAGTGTGGGACTCCCGCGGAAGATGGGCGCTTGCCCAGTGCCAGCAAGAGGGTGTGTGTACACAGTGCCAGTCACGACGCGACCCACGCGGCCGTGCCGTTGCGTGCGGAGCTGTTGGTCACTCCACACAGGCTCAGTGATCGTGGCAGCATTCGCAAAGTTGGCAGCATACGTGAATGCATCAACGCCATCAACGTCAGGGTATCGGGGCCTCGTCCTCAAGGTAACGCCAAAGTCCAACAGCATGGAGGGTGGAGGCTGGACATTTACACCAACATCGACAATGGATGTGCCAACAACCGTGCCATGGGGCTCAACAACGGGCGTCAAGGATGACACGACTGATGCATGCACTCGTGCCTCACGGAGTGTGTTGGCGAACCTCTCAGCCCGCTGGATTGAGGGGATCACAACCAGGGCACGGTTGAAGGCGTTAGGGTCAAGTGCAAGCAGTCTTGCCAAGACGTTCTCAGACTGGTCATAGGCCAGACGTGGTGACATGGAACGTGTGTCGGGCAACGGAGCACGCATCTGGTCGACCTCTACAGTGACTCGCCTCGCAGTCGTGCGGCCTTCCACAGTGACAGTACGCCCAGCAGCATTGCATAACACGCCGTATGGGGTGGCAGTCATCATGACGACCCGAGCCCCGGCAGCGATGAGTCTGCAGTAGGCCACAACTTGCTCAGGGGCCTGGACATGAGCCTCGTCGAGAAGAAAGATGGTCCCATTGGCAAGTGACTCAAGCTCTGTGCGCGCAGCGAGCCGACCCGCCGTCGAGACTATGATGCCCCGCAGTGCTGCAAGCGGCGTCATTTCTTGGGGCACCCCTTCTTGATTGGAGGACAACACATCATCTCCCCCATACCACCTGAAGATGCGATTGGGCGGCACAGCATGGTTGCTGTACTCATTGACCAACAGGACAGTTGGCATCAGGATCCATACTCTGGTCCAGTGGCCACTTTCCAGCAACTCAGCAGGAAATTGGGTGCTCTTGCCTGTGCCAACCCCACCAACCACGAGGGATATGGGAATCCCATTGTGCCCAGGCACCCGGATTGAGAAGACAGTCTGGGGCCAAGGAGACACACGCGGCCCAGAGGTGTCACCCAGGCCTGTGCCAGTGGCAGCCGCAGCAGTGGAATGTGCAATGTAAGTTGACAACTGCACTCCACGGAGTATCACCTCATCGATGTGCCTGAATGACTGGAGGATATCGGATAACCCATACCGACGGCCAGCAATCTCAAGATCACCAGCAAGTGCTGTGGCAACAACATCAGGCACCATACGAGAAAGAATCAGGGCAAGAACCTTCTGTAGAATGTATGCGTCGCGAGGCTGTATGTTGCTTATCGCCGTAGAGGCCCGGCCCGAACCGACCCATGAAAACAGGGACAAGAAAGAATAGATGCGGTCAAGGTCACGGACGACGAACACGAAGAGGGCCACGAAGAACCCAAGGATGCGGGAGTTTCGGAGGAAGTCGAGAAATGTGTCTATGATGGTATAGCAGAACATGAAGATGACAAGGCGTGCGTCAACCTTGTTATCAGAAGTCTTGGTCTCGTCCATTATCATGGCAATCTGTGTCGGGTCACTCATACGGATGACGAACCCTACAGGGTCCATCGCTGCAGCGTAAGGTGACTGCCTTACGAGGTTCATGAACTCTGCGGGTGCGGGTGCACGCCCTAGCCTCTTGAATGCCCTACGCCACACGAACATCTCGATGGGCATCTGCGTGCTCATGAACGGCCTACTCATTACCAGGGTGTCGAGCGAGGGCGCGCCTTTGATCCAGGCACTCGGGATACTCTGTGCGAACCTAGACATTGTGATGAGGGAATTGCGGGCCAAGTCCAGTAAGGGGACTGGCACATGGGGGTTGAATGCCAATTTGGCCCACTTGTGTTGAGCGTTCCTCACACGTGTCCAGTCCTCAGGCGTGACCCATAGCTTGAACACCTCAAGATAGCTTGGGTACCGATGAGACTTGTGCCATGCACGGGCAATTTTCTGGCGCTTGGCAATGTACTCGTTGATCTCAGTAGAGTCACGGGCAGCGCCTGTGTCACGCATACGGCGCTCCACGTCTCGGAGAACCCCGCGCCCAACGCCCGACAGTTGGCCGAGCTGCACACCGACAAGCAGTCCATTCTCGCCGATGTATCGAGTCCACTCAACAGTCTCAAAGAAGTAGCCAAGGAACTCCCCGGAGGCCTCAAGGCCGTCTTCCAGGACCTCGGCATACATGTCTCGACTGTGGGCCGTGAGGTATAGATGCCCGAACGCACGTGTGGCAATGTGGTCGGCAGCAAGGATGTGTTGATGGCGCATGCGATCGGAACGATAGTCTGAGCGCTTTGTGGCAAGCCTTTCAGGCGAATGCATGAGGGGATAGCGTGGCACATCCACTCCGACGGCTGCGTAGTCCTCATGACGCAACAGGTTCTCGGGGACAATCTGCAAGTGGAGGAGGTTTGACTCGGCCATGGCGACCTCGTGAAAGTCAAACACCAGGCCGTAGACCGTGAGGAGAGTCTCTTGCCATTCAACCAGGCGACGCCTGGTGAAGTCATCTATGCCCATCATGATGTCATCACTCGCATTGCCAAGCTTGACATGTTCAAAGAACTCGGTTGGCGGAAGGTCAAATGTCAGTGACCAGGACCCGATGAGCACCAGTCTTGTCCAATCGCGATTGTCGGCACTCGTGCCTGCAGACCCGGTTCCTCCGCCTCCCGTTTTCCTCATGACCTGGCCATTTCCGAGGTTGACGATGATGCCATGCGTGATGGCATCATAGTATGCGGCGGCATAGGACACTGCGGCACGTTCGCCCCACCACCCCCGAACACCTCGCTCATACAACCGGACGCTACCAACGGACGCCACATCGGAGACAACCTGTGAGTCAAATCTCCACCCATCAGCCTCAACGAGGGTGTCGAGTGAGTCGAGCTCAGTGTACACCTCCTGCATCGCACCCTCACGCCGTGGAAGCATGTTCAACACGAGGGCAGATGGGGGAGGAACACGATGATTGCGTTCCAGGAAGAGGGTGTTATAAGCGATCGCCGTGAAGCGATCTCCCGCTGTCACCGTCCGCATGGCTGAGGTGTCATCGATAACCTTTGACCGAGGAATGACATCGGCCTTTGGAAACGCATGGAATGCAACACCAGGATGTACTCCTGATGCCAGATGGGCACGCACGGCATGTTCGATTGCGGAGTACATTGAGGAGTTTTTCAGCTGCTGCCGTGTCTTGATGATGGGTATGAAAGGGAGGCCTGCAGAGTACTTCCACTCTGTTGCCGCCATGACAGCCTTGACCGACATGGGGTGTGGCCTGTCATAGATCTCAGGGAACCGATCGAAGAGTGCGTCAGCAGCAGAGGAAATCATGTCTCGTGCAACCATCGACAGCACGGGACGAGGAACCGTGTACCGATCGAGAGATGACTGGATGTTCGCCGCGGACCCAAACCATGCGCCATCAATCCCAAGGGGTGCACCTCGGGCGAGCGCCTGAATCTTGAGCCTACGCTCCCGTTCGGTTTCATGAAAGTGGACGGGGAACGCAAGCTCAAGGTCGTTGTTCTCTGCAAGTCCATACGTGTTGGAGGGCATGAAGATGCCCCTCGATGGAGGGTCAGGGCACAACTTCACTCCTTCTGTCTTTCCGGTTGCCTCAAGCAGCCCGATCAAGTGTGATGCCCAGCCACGGTATTGCTCTGTCGGGTCGCCCTGTGGTGGCTGGTAGGAGAAGGTTGGCAGCTGCATGAGTATGGCCTCAGAGGCTTTCAACCTGGCGGACCGTCTAGAGGTCAGCAGTGCCCAGACTGTCTTGGCGTTCTGGCGGTGCTTGGGGTCGATCACATCTGCAAGACCATAAAAGATGGTGGCAACTGCAGCCATGATGTCATGATCCTTGCGCGACATGTCAGGCCCATAAAAGCCCTTGAACGCCGACGCACAGAGATCGAAGAGGTGCACCCACAGCCGAGCAAGGTTTGTTGACACCGTTTGAGCGAAGAGCAAGGCGGCGTCCAGCGGGAAGAGGCCCACAAGGTTGTGGTCAAACACCCACTCACGCACCCAGTCAACCCATCGCTCAATGGACTCAAGGACAGCGAAGGATGGAACTCGGACCTTGACATACTCATCGAACAGCATTTGTGCAAATGGATGCACGGTCTCAACAGTGCCCTCATCCTCTGCGACCATGGCCGCAAGGGTGATCACCCCGGCATTGACAGCAGGCCCCCAATCAGCGCCGTTAGCTATGTTGTTGGCCACAGCAAGGCCAATGGCGTCGATGTAATTGGGGTCGACGTGGTCGACAACGGACGGACCGATTGGGTCGACTTCCGTCGCCATGAAGAACACTCGCGCGGCCCAGGAGGCCACGTCAGGAGCGACGCCATACGTGATGAGGGCGTACTGTTGCTGGGTCACGGCCCCATAAACGACATGTTGGTCAGCAGCTGTTCGCAACACATCCTCAACAGCGACCCAAAACGCAACAGTGCTCGTAGACAAGAAGTCGCCTGCATCAGTGTTTCGGAGCCGGGCCCAGGCAACAAAGCCCGTCAAGAAGCCCCACGTGGGTGCATCCACAAGCCCCACGCTCTCTAGATCAAGCTGAGGGAGCGGTGCGTCAACCAGGTCAAGTAGCAGCTGGAACTCTGCGAGTGAGGCGTTGCCACGTCCAGGAGTGGCACGCGTGCCTACGGTTGCCAGCACAGTGTCCACATCATGGCCGTTGTTGAGGTCCAAGTCCTCTGAAGCGAGGTCATGGAACTCGGGCGGCACAACTGGGGATGCAACAGTTATCTGGCTTGCCCAGTGCAGCAACACGTTGCGGCCTACTCGCGGCCTTGGGAACTCTGTGAACAATGCCTGTGCAATGGCCACAGAGTTTGCCACAGGGCCATCAACGGTCACCTGCACGGCGACCCGAGAAAGAAAGCTAAGTGCCTCTACAAGGGCATCACGTCTGTCATCGACAGACATCTCATTCCAATCATGGGGTGAAGACATAACTCGTCCGGAGTATAAACGATGA